TATTAGAATTATTAGAATTATTTGAATTATTAGAATTATTAGAATTATTAGAATTATTAGAATTATTAGAATTATTAGAATTATTTGAATTATTTGAATTATTAGAATTATTAGAATTATTTGAATTACACCATCCAAAATAATTAAACATATTTGAAGTTATTAAATTATTAACATTCATATTATTATAATTATTTATATTAATTACGGGGAGATTGCCCTTGACCATTCCCAACTCCTCCAACTCCCATTGTTCCCATTGGTAAGAAGGGAAAAAAAGGAGGATAATAATGATTATGACGATGATAATAATCATCGTGATGATGTCCATGATGATGATATCCGTGATGATGTCCGTGATGATATCCGTGATGATGAAGAGCATGAATTATACGTTCAGCTTGTAAATCATTACGAATATTATCATTATTATAACTATTAATAAGATTACGAGTATCATTATTATCTTTAATAATAGATATTTTAATATCATTTCCTATATCACTTATTTTTTGTTCTAATCCTAATCTATTTTTAGCAGCTTCAATTTGAACATTAGCATAATTATCTGCTGCTTGACGAGTAATATTCATTTCACTTCTATCAATACCTTTTTCTATAGATGAATGAACTTTAAGTAATTCAATCATAGAAGTATTATGATGATTATCAGCTAAACGTCCAAGACTATTTTCAACTTTTAATAAATCATTATTAAGTCCATGAAAATTTCTTTCAGCTTGTAAATAATAATCACCAATACGTCTTTCTAAATTTTGATTTTGTGTAGAATTAAATAATCGTGTTTCACCAAAATTTCTTTCACTAACAACCATACCATCTTTAATACCCATATTTAATAAATTATTATTTTGATTTAAGAGATTAGCAAGATTATTACCAATTCTTTCAGATGCTACTAAATTAGCAGAACCATTTCTATCAATAGCATTAATATTATCACCACCAATACGTTCTAAAGAATGACTTAACATAGAACCAACTCTATCAGTAGCACCAACAGAACTAGCACCAGTTCATTCAATAGCAGATAAATTATTAGCACTTGTCATATTAATCATATCTTTAAGAGAAGCTCCTAGAGTTGCTAAATTTTGATTAGCGAAAGCATTATGCATGTTAATTAAATTATCAGTTTTATTATTTTCACTTATTAAAGTATTCATCATAGAACTCATACCTCTTTCATTAGCAGAACGAAGATTTTCAGCTATATTTCTTTGAGCATCAATCAAAGTAGCAGTTTGATTAGCATTATTAATAATTCCAAGCATACTATCAACAGATTGGTTCATTTATATATCTAATAAATTTTTAATATTTTTAATTAAAATAAAAAATGTTTATATACATATATATTTGTAAAATATATAAACATATCAAATACATTATAAATAAATGTATTGGAAATATAAATCAACTATTAATAATAAACGATTAAAATTTATTAATAATAATGATGATGAAGATGATAATGAAAATGATGGGTCAAATATTAAATTACCTTTTTTTTTTCAAAAGAATTCCAATAATTATATAAATACAAATTTCAATCATATCTATTTTAATAATGATATAACAAGTGATAGTGCATTTGAATTAAATAAAGAACTAAGAAATGTAGAAACAAAAATTAAAATATTATCAGCGAGTATAAATATTGATAAACAACCAATATTTCTTCATATAACTACTGATGGTGGTTCAATTCATTCAGCTTTTTCTATTATTGATTGTATGAATTCATTATCAGTTCCAGTATATACAATAGTAGATGGTTTTGTAGCATCAGCAGGAACATTAATATCTATATCTGGAAAGAAAAAATATATGTGTGAAAATGCTTATATGTTAATTCATGAATTAAGAGGTGGAACTTGGGGAAAAATGACACAAATAGATGAAGAACATACAAATTTAAAAAAAATAATGGAACATTTAAAAAAAATATATGTAGAAAATACATATATTAAAAAGAAAGAATTAGATATAATTTTAAAAAAAGATATAATTTGGGATGTTAATGAATGTATTGAAAAAGGATTAATTAATGAAATATATAATAAATCAACTTAAATTTGTATTATATTTTTTCAAATTTTTTTTATAAATGATTTTAATTAAATTAATTAATTTTATCAAAATGATTGAAACATTAGCAGAAGTTATTCTTACAATTACTCGAGAAACTTCTCATATGGTCAAAAATGATTGTGAAAATTACTTTTTCGTTAATTTTTCTGGAACTGAACGTGATTTCATATATAATGATGAGATTTACTTGACGTTTGCTGCTCTTTTTGATGGTGATGTTTCCGTTATTAATAACTTTAATGGGAGTTTTCTCGTAAATTTTTATGGAAAAATTCTTGTTATTAAGTTTATTGAACGTCTCGAATCATTTATGATTTTACCTTTCAAATCTCTTAAAGATGCTATTGATTATCTTTAATTTTTTTATAATTTAAATAAATTGCAACTGATTGATTATCGTGATGTGGATTAGACATATTAGGATAACCTAACATACCAATCCATTTATATGAAATATTATAATTAGTAATAAATTCTTGTAATGCTCTTAATTCATTAGTATCATTATTAACATTAACAAGTTCATCAAAAACGAAAATACAATTATCATCAAGATAAGGATAAATAGTTTCTAAAATAAATTTAGTAGAACTGTATAAATCACAATCAATATGTACAAAAGAAATTTTTTTATTATTTTGAGAAAATAGAAAATCTTTTAATGTAGATTGAAATAAACCTTTAATTAAAATAACATTTTTATTAACTTCAGGAAGATTACCATTAAGATTAAAAAAACCTTTTTTAAGAATAATATTATTATTATCATCAATCCAATTTTCAGGAAGACCTTCAAAACTATCAAAACCATATATAAGATTAGAAGTAAATTGAGAAATATAATTGATAGTAAATCCAGAATAAACTCCAAATTCTAACCATAAAGAATTATCTATAGATTTAATTTGAATATCTTCAAAAATATATTTTAAAGCATATTTATTTAAATTTGGAATATCAAAAATATTCATTATATAAAAATAATAAATATTTTTTAATTAAAAAAATAAATTCACATATAATAAATGTAATATAGAAAGAAATATTAAGAAAGGATTAATTAAAATTGAAAAAAATTTTAAATTAAATACATATAAAATAAGATGGAAAATAATTATATTTATATTTATTTATAATTATATATTTTATGAATTATATGAATATTTACATATTCCACATTATTATTCATATTTCAATTTCAAATAATATATAAATATTATTTAAAATAATTAATATTATATGGATTTTTATGAAGATTGGAAAAAATTAAATAAATATTGGTTTAATAGTAATAAATTTATAGATAATTATTTAACTATTAAATATGAATATTTATTAAATGAAGTTCCAAATTCTAATCCAATAATTCAAATTATTATTTATGACCAATTAACACGTCATATATATAGAAATGAAAAAGCCTCTCATATAATAACTTATTTTAATCAAAAAGCATTAAATATTGTAAATAAAAATAAACATTTAATACCAACATTAGAATATAATGATTGGATTTTTTTTATATTAGTATATAGACATAGTAATATTCGTGAAAATTTATTATTTTCAATGAAAGAAGCTTGGAAAAGATTACCTGAATCAAAAAAATTTTTAAAAGCAACATATAATAGAGCAAATTTTAAAGAAGAATTAGATTATTATGAACCAAATGATTATAATAAATATTATTTATTTGATGAAAATATATTAGAATATAATCCTAATGAAGATTTTAATAATCTTAAATATGAAATTGGTAATTTTGATTATCTTAAAGATATAAATCCAATTATAATTAGTTTATCTGGTGGTGTTGACAGTAATATTTGTTTATTTATTATTAAAAATAAATATCCAGATAAAGATATTAAAGCAATACATATTAATTATAATAATAGAATAGATACAAAAGAAGAAGTTAATTTCTTAATTAATTTTTGTAATAAATTAAAAATTGAATTATTTGTTAGAAATATTTATGAAATTAATAGAAAACAATGTATAGATAATGATTTAAGAGATATTTATGAAAATTATACAAAAAAAATTCGTTTTAATTCTTATAAAAATATTGGTGGTAATTCTCCTTTTGTTATTTTAGGTCATAATAAAGATGATTGTTTTGAAAATATTTTAACTAATATTTCATATAAAAATAAATATGATAATCTTTTAGGTATGGATTTTTTATCTAATATTGATAATATTAATTTTATTAGACCTCTTTATAATATCTCTAAAAAAGATATTTATATTTTTGCTCATAATCATAATATTCCTTATTTACAAAATTCAACTCCAGAATGGTCTCAAAGAGGTAAAATAAGAAATAATGTATTACCAATATTAGAAAATTGGGATAATAGAATAATAGATGGTTTATTTGATTTATCTAAAATATTAAAAGATTTACATTTAAATTTAAAAATAAATGTCATTAATGAAAAAGAAGAAGAAAAAAATATAGATGAATTAAATTTAAGTTTTTTATTTTGGAAATATTTAATTTTTCAAAAATTTAAATTTTATCCATCTAATAAAAGTCTTAAATCATTAATAGATAGACTTAATAATTTTAAAAATAAATTTATTAAAAATGATATTAATAAAAAAGAAAAAATAATTTTAAAAAATAATTTAATATTAAATATATGGAAAACTAAATTATTAAAATTTAATTATGAATTTAATTTATTAAATACATATAATTTATAATTTTATAAAACTTAATTTAATTCTTTTTTGTATTTTTATAAAACTTAATTTAATTATTTTTAATAAATTTATAAAACTTAATTTAATTCTTTTTTGTATTTTTATAAAACTTATTTTAATTCTTTTTGTATTTTTATAAAACTTAACTTAATTCTTTTTAATAAATTTATAAAACTTAATTTAATTCTTTTTTGTATTTTTATAAAACTTATT